GAGAGGTTTTTAAGTTTGGCATTCTCGGCTTGGAGGGAGTGGATGGTGTGTTCCATTTCCTCTAACCGCTGACGCAAACTTACGACCTCGTTACGAAGTTGTGTTAATTCCTTGTTTTGGGACTCGCTGGTAGCCTGCCACATAGCAAGGACCGCTTGTGCTTGCCTGACTTGCAGGGAGTCCGATTCAACACGGCCTTTGGTAAACCAAGCGACCGCTCCACCGACGATTGCTGCAACGCTCCCGACGATGGTGGTTTCTATCAGGTTCATTACTTGTTCGGTTCGCCCTTTGTTTTATCCAAAGCCATCCAACCTACTGACAACAAGGTCAATACGGAACCGATGATTTCGGTCAGCGTTGCGGTGTCGATGATGCCCTTGGCAACAAGTGTACCACCGATGAAGGTTAACAGGTGGCGAAGTAAAGCGATGACTGCTGATTTCATAAAAGGGAGTTTTGGGGTTTCGGGGTTGCGTTTGCGAAAGAGTTTCATAGTGATTTGCGTTCGTTGTAGTCGGCTGCGTACTGCTCGTCCCATCCTGCGAAGGTGTGGATTCCGACTGGTTCCGGCCAAGTTTGATACTTCGTCCAGTTCTTCGGTTCGCTGCCTTCCCATAGAATGTCAACGCACCAAGCCTTTGGATTTGCAGGGTTGATATGTCCGAGTTCAACAACCGTGCGAGGTGCTGCCTCCGAGTCGTTAATGGTTCGGAAGTCTGCGTAAACTGCAAATTCGTATTTTCGGAATGTAGCCATTAGGTTGTAAGGGCTTGGAGTTCAGTGTTGGTTAAGCGAGTTGTGTAGAGGGCAGCAGCACGGATGTGGTCATTGAATTGTAGAATTGAGTTCCAAGTGCTTCCTATGTTAATTTGATTAAGAGTAGGAACTGTTCCAATAAAATCTTCACCTGCTTTAACGCCATTCACATAAAAAACAAAATCGTTTGATGCGTATGCAGCAGCAACCTTAAATGTTCCCGAGCTTAATGTTGCGCTATCAATCGTTGCTTGTGTAGAACTTGCGTTTTGAACCAAAAATTGAATAAGAGAGCCTTGAACACTTATTACCATTCTATTTGCTGCACTACCATTAGATAACTCAACAAGCCTCTTACCTGTAACAAATGCAGAAATATCCACCTCCGCATAAATCGTCCCCTCCGTCTGCCCGATGCATCCGCTGACTGCTCCTGATAGGGTTATGACTTCTGCGTTGCGTGTTGCCGATGCGGTTGTTGTGGGGATGAACGTGGTAGGAACTGAACCGAGTTCTATTTGCGGAGCAGCGAAAGCGATGCCAAGACCGACTGCTGGGTTAAGTTGCGATGTAACTCCCGAAAGTGGTGCTAAATGAAAATTTGTTAGCGTACCGCTCCCTGTCATTGTAAAGGTTTCTGAACAACGATAAACATCTGTTCCCCACAGTTCAATCCTGCGGATTCTTGATGTAACGCCTGTGTAGGCAAAAAGCGAACCGCTGCTAAACGAACCGCTTATATCAAATCCACCACCAAGGTTGCCTGATGCTGCCCCCGTAATAACTGCATAATATCCACCAATCGTGTGCGTTCCCGTTTTTTTGATTAAAAAAGAAATCGTGTATGTGCTACCACTTGCAAGGGCAACATTGTTGTTGGACCTTGATAATCTTCCTGCTGATGAGCCAATGTTGCTCCCACTCACCGCAACGGTTAAATTGTTTCCACTAACACCGATAACATCCACATAACCGCTTGACAGGTTTAGGCCTAAAGCCCAATTTGTTGCGGTGTTCTCCGAGTTGAGGATTCCATTTGTCCCACTCGGCTCAATGAGTAAAGCCGGGCATCCACCGCCAAGAGGATAGTCCAACCTCGGAATCCCCGAAGCCACGACCTCAATCAATCCGCTTGCGTTGACCCTTGTCGCAGTCGTTGCACGGGTAACATTGAAGTCGCCCGATGCACCCAATACCACACCGCCCGAAGTCGTTGCTAAGGGTGTGTAGAGTTTGCCCGTCTTAAATCGTGCAGGCACAAGGATTAGCGATGGTGTCGGCATTCTTAGAAATTGTAGATGACTGCAAATCGATTAAAGAGGCATCCATCAACGGCAGCCTCGGCAGCGGTTGCACCGTCAGCCGTAGCCCGTGCGTTGATCAAGGCCCACACCCCAGCAGCGACTCCGCCTTGGAGCATATTGGTCGGGTAGCCGTAGCCGTAGCCGATTAGCATTAGAGGAAGGTATAACCGATGACTGTACCGGCCGAAGGAGTAACGGCAGTAATCTTACCGCCATTGCGACCGCTTATCACGATGCCAGCGGAAATAGAAGCCCCCGAAAAGTTGTAAGCGGTTAGCAGGTTCTCGCTTCCAGTTCCAGTTAAAGTTGTGAAGGTCGCAGCGGTGTTGACTACAAGGAAGTCGTAGTTCTTGCCGGTAACGGATCCATTGATAAACTCCATCGTACCACCTTGGCCGAGCATTTGTTGCAATATGGGTGTAGGCATTTTTTAGCGTTTAATTGTAAATGTCTTTTAACTTGGAATTTCACAAACCGAATGACCGTAGGGGATTTCAAAGGTCATCGTCGCCTGCCATCCTGCCGTGCGGTCGTCCCGGCTCTCTACAAAGCGTGTAAGCGACACGGAGGCACTAAGGGTCCAGTCCTCGCTTGGGTCGTTTGTAAGCGACGATATGAAGTCCTGTGCGATTTGTAACTGGTCGCTTAGGACCTCGTCCTCGTTATCCTGCCAACCCAGCGTAGGGCTACCCGAAACCACTCCGCCCATCGGCTTGATGGACTCAACACGGTCAGAAAAGTAAACCCCAACCACCAAGTCCAAAGTACCAGCGTCAGTATTTGCAGACTGAACATCTGCAAAAACCAGCGGATAGACGATGCGTTCACGGCTTGGGGTTCGCAGGTTGATGGTGTTGTCCGTGCCTATCGCCAACGGGTCCCCTGTTCCGAACGAGTTTACTTGCGGATGGTTGTTGGCAAGGTCCAGCAGGGCTTGCTTGATTTTTATCCAAGACATAGTTTTGCAGTTTCAGTATGTTCTTCTTGTGTGCGCCCATCGTTAGCAGTCATTACACGCCCCGAATTGACCGTAAGGGTAGGGGTAGTCCAAGTTGCTGATTCCCATTCTTCGGTTGCGGTCCAAGACCATCCCGGTGCGGTAGTTGGTTGCGTTCGGGTAGATGGTATCCAAAGCAGACGGAGGCGAGTTCCACAAGGGATAGGAGTTGCGGTTCTCCATTAGGTATCGGGTAATCCGTTCGGAGTACCACTCGGCATCGTTCTTGACCTTATCGGTCAGCCGGGTGATTTCTTCCATGCTCATTTGGGAACTTTCCTCGCTCGTTCTACGGACCATCCCCTTGTTCATGTACTTGAACGCCAACACCATTGGCAACTCGTAGTAAAGCCACTGAATCATTGCGGGTTGGATGTAGTCCTCCAGCAGCGTTTGGTTCAGGGCAGACGTTGAACCGCTGACGACCTGCGTAACCAATTCCCCGTAGAGTGCAGAGCCAACGATTGGCTGAATCCGCATCTCTTGGACCTTAACAACCGTTGGACGGATCTGGGTGTAACTGACGTTCTCGTTGATGATGCTATTGTCGAGCAGCGTTTCTTCGCTTATGAATAGTGCCTTCATGCCTTGCTGATTTTATTGCCTTTACGGATGACGAGTTGCTGCTCCCATACATGGCGACATTGGGGGCGATTCACTCCGCTCGGTGTGTGATACCAACCGCCTCTGCGATTCCATACCGAATATCCCATGATTGCAGAAATCCCGTCGATGTCCTCACGAGTGTAAACCTTGCCCTGCCCAGCCAAGTCAAGCATCACCTTGCAAAATTCACGGCTGGAGCCTTTGTCCTTGTTGCTGAAACCCGTGGCCCATGCGTATTTGTAACGTACCTCCAAGACTGGCTCTGCGACCTCCTTGACATTCTTGGGCAGGTTCTGCTCGGCAATCTTGTCTACGGCCCTGCTGATTGGGTAGCGGTCTTTTGTGATTAGGTAGGCGACTCGCTTGGCGACCTTGGCTTTGCTGACCCCGAATTCCTTTGCCATTTCTTCAACGCTGGCATCCCGGTTCTTCTTGCGATACGCTTCAATCTTCTTATCAAGTTCAACCTCTTCCTCGCCCAGTTCGGCAAAGGCCAAACGGATGTTTTCGTCAATGTTGGTGTCGAACCGCATCGGCTTGGAGTGCATGACATGGTAGTCGTCTGCATGGCTTCCAAACTTGCTTGCAACCACTTCCAAGACCTTGAACTCCTCGTCGCCCCATCCGTAGTCCTCGTCGTCATCTTGACCCCAAGTCGGTTCGCTGAACTCTTGGGCCTGCACTCCGAGCATCGTGTCAATCTCTTGGGATGATAGACCGAACCCTGCTGAGAGCATAGTCCGAGCCATCTCAAGAGTGATTTTCTCTTGCATGTACTGACGCACGATACGCATCAGGTTTTGGTACTCACGGCCCGATAGTTTCTTGATGTTGTCGTTGCTCGACAACTGCTCCACGGCTTGCGGTTGCTCGTCGGGTTGGGGATTAGGTCCAACTACGTCAGCAGGCTTCTCAAGCGGTTGCAGACCTGCCTTTTCCCGAAGTTCGTCTTGGGTCATTATCTGCAACAGGGCTTGTTCGCTTAGTCGCTCCGTGATAGGCTCAACGGGTATAAGTTCCATGCCTTCCACGCCATTGAAGGAGCCGAGGTAATTAATCATCCGCTCCACTTTGCGGACCCTGTCGTTGACGTAGGTTGCCTTGAATAACTCGTAGGCCTCGACCAATTCGTTGCGTCCACCTAATTGCCCCTCGGTCTTGACTCCGAAAAGCATCGGGTTGGTTACACGGTGAGCGATAAAGATTTCTTGTTGGATGGCCTTGTTCAAGATTTCGAACTGCTTATCCATGTCGCTCGGAGTAAGCGGTTCAAGTGTCGGGGCCTTGGCTGCATCGTCGTTGAAGGTAACCACAAAGCGACCAGCGTTGTCGGTTCCCGAAAACTTGCGTTTGATTTGCCTCTCGATGTCGCCCTGCTCTTCGGGGGTCGGGATGCCGTTGTTGAAGTTTATCAAGTAACCGCCCCAAAAGTTGTTGCGTAGGTTGTTGTTGTGGAAGTTGGCGACCTGTACGTCTGCCTCAATCCAAGCATTCCCTCCGATGTATTCGGGGAGAGGATAGTGCTTCACGCCTGCTGCGTACACACGATAGTAAAACAACTGCTTACCGAGGCGATTCTCCGGGTCGAATGCAGGGATTTTTTCGATGTCCCCGACCTTGGGGAAGAGTTGCATCATGTCGTCGTTGTACCAGTCCGCCACCTGAAACATCTTTTCTTCCTTGTCCACCCGGATTTTCTCAAACGGGACGTGTTCCATTTTGGCGATGGTCCCAAGTTTGGACCAAGTAACCGCAACCGCAAAGCCGTTGAATAACTCCAAGTCAAGGATCAGTTTCTCGGTGATGTCGTTTAGGTCCTCCGTGCTGGAAAGTCCGTCGAAGAACTTGATAAACCGGGCTTGTTGTTCTACGGTCAAGTCATCCCCTGCCTGCCAGCCTCCGCCCATGATGTAATTCACTTTCCCATTCACGATAGCGTTGTGCTTTGACGACCTGCGATAGTTGTCCAGCAGGTAGTAGGGGTATTCGTTCGCAAAGCCGTAGGTGATGTATTTGCCGGACCTGTTCTCCAGCATTACAGGAACCTTATGCTCTATCCCCAACCATTGGGTGAAGTGCTGCGTTGACTTGCTCATAGGGTGTGTACGGTGAATGAAAGGGCCGAAATCGTGATACTTTCACCGCTATCGACTGCGTTGACGTAGACGGTGAACTCATCATTGACCGCACCTGTAACGTAAGCCTCCGTATAAATCGCATGGCCGTCTGAGTGGCTTATTGTAATCTCGGTCATTGACTGGTCAATCGTTGTGCCGTTCTTGGCGATGTAGACTTTGATTTGGCGGTTGTTGCCCTGCTGCGCAAAGACCATGGATACAGCGATGCGAAGGGTTGCCCCTGTTGTGCCTGTGTAGGTCAGCGATGTCGTGGTCCTTGAAAAGTTGTAGGTTGACAAAACGCCTGATTTCATCGCACTTGTCAACTTGACTCTTTGCCCCTGCGTCGGGGTGAAAGTCGTGTCGGTGTCGAGGTAAAGGTTCGCAAATCCTCGCTCCCGGTTTAGCGTTGCGGTGTCTGCAAGGTCGTCGAATAGACCGCCTACACGGGATGCGGTGTTCGCCCCGGCAGCGGTTTCGTTGGTAATGGTTAAGGCGCTCGCTTGGAGTTCGCTTCGTGTTTGTACGCTCATTAGTTGAATGTTTGGTCAAAAGTTGGGTCGAATATGCCCCCGGCATAGACGTTGTAAGTGATTGAATTGGCGTAGGTGTTGAAGCCTATCGTTGCGGTTTGTAGAAAAGCCAAGCCCGTTTCAACGACCGCCAAAGCAGCGGCAACCGTGCTATTGGTATCGTAAACTTCATACTTATACGAGCCTGTTTCAAGCGACCCCACGGCAATCGAAAATTGGTCATAGCGGTTGGTAT